ATACATATTCAAAACCTTTAATAGCTGAATTAGGAGCTGTCATAGCCACGTTAGATTCAGTCCCATCATAGTATTGTTTACCCTTTATTTCGTAATCAAATCTCGCGATCTTACGAATACCAAAACCATAACGATAATCATAATCATAGTAATCAGTTCCATCCACTACAACAGGTACATCGTATAAACTTCCGTTAGGATTTGTTCTTACAAAATAGCTTGGCGCATTTTCTTTTGAGTTTTTAATATCTCCAGACACATAAAGAGTACTGTACTTAAAAAAATCTTTAAAGAGTTTTTTCTTTTCTTGAGCTTGAAAAGAAAAAGTTATCAATAATAATAGAGCTAATAATTTTTTCATTATTTTTTTTATTTTTTAGAATTGCCCATGTTTATTGGGTTTTGAGCATTTTTACCCATGTTTGTTTTTCTACCTTTTCTTTTCTTACCTTTTAATGCATCATCAATATCACCTAGTTGATTTCCAACTTGTTTTAAAGCATTACCTACATCAGCTAGTTCTTTACTTGTAAGCTTATATCTTCTTTTGATTTCTTTTAAGGTTTCAACAGCTTTTTCATCTATAGATGTTTTACTCCATAAATGATTCCACATGTCTTTCCAGTATTGTTTTGTTAATTTCCACATAATTATATTGTTTTATATTTTGTTTTATTGTATTCGTCTTTATAAGCTTTTAGACATCTATTTCTGTTATCTTCTTCTGATACGTATGATATATGTACCCAGTTTGGATTCATATCCGTACCAAACTCCCAGATCATTTGATCAAAATCTAAATTTTCTTTAATCCAATTATACATTTCAGCGTTAGTTTTAAATCCATAAACATCATCTATATCAATTGCTTGACCTTTACAATGCTGTGAGGTTTTAGACCCACCAATTTTTTCATTAAGCTCTGGCGAACGAAAAAACGAATTAACTTTTATAGGTCCACCAACCCATTCTCTTAATGGTTCAAATACTTTCTCAGCTAACACTTTCATGTTTTCTACCTGTGTAGGATTAGGTGTGTTATCTATACACCTTCTTTTCGCGGTTTGCGAATGTATTGCCTCGGCGTATGTAATGTTTTTAGAAATCGGTTCCATATAAACTATCTAATTTTTTGAAAGCTTCTTCAATTTGTTTATTTATTTTTACATTTTGTAAGCTATCTTTTAATCTATCTTCTCTTTCTCTTTCTTCATATGATAATGAAGCTCTTCTTCTCTCTTCTATTTCTTTTTCTTTTTTCTTAGCTGCTTTCTTTTTTCTATTAGTTTCAGCTCTAGTTTTCTTTGCTTTTTCTATACCTTCTTTTTTCCTTCTTTCTTTACCTTCAGCTTTAATAAGGTCATGCTCTTCAATTTTCGCATTAACATCCCATGTTCTCCAGCCCATACCTAAAGCTAATTTTTGATAAATTGTATTTCTTGAATCTAACATTTCTGTAACAGCATTTATTTCTGCTACTAATCTATCCATTGGTATATTTAATAAACCTGAAGCTAATTGACCTGCTACATCATAAGAAGGACTTAATTGAAATCTACCGTTTATAGTAACATCATACCCTCTTTCTGCTATTACATCTTTTTCAAACTTTTTAGTCATTATAGCAGCATATATTTTTCTAAGCTTAGATCCTAATACTGGAGATAAATTAGAAGCTTCAATCAAAGTGTACGCGTGATCTGCATTATAACCCTTACCTTCCTCAAAAACATATCTTCTATAAGTGTTCTTAATTGTAGCTATTACTGCACCTGCTACACCAGATCCTCTTAAAATAGTATCTAACATACCGTGGATTATTTTCTCTTGCTTATATACTAATACTTTCCCATACTTTTCTATTTGCTCTTCTTCTGTAAGCTCTTCATCATCTGGATCATCAAACCCAGGTATTAAAGCAAACAACGCGTTTGAAAGAGCTGTAAATATAAAGTTTTGAACCATACCATAATATAATATTTTAGAAATATTGGTTGTTAAATCACCTCTATTATTAATTATATCTAATCCAGCCTTTTTCATTAATCTAGTATACTGCATTGGTGTATTTTGGAAATTTAATATAAACCTACCAAGCACACCAGCTTGTTGTTGCGAAATCATCATTGGATCTGCTGACTGTTGTGATTTATCTGAAATTCTAGAAAAATCCTCCCAAGCCATTGCTTCCGCATCTTTTGTACTGTAACCTTGCTTTTTATATGTATTTATTCTATTTCTATAAAAAGTAGCACCACCTGTAGATATTGCTATACTATCTGCTATTTGAGTAAATATAAAACCTTTTTTAAGCAACCAAGCTACAAAAGCAGACATTTTATCTGTACTTCCTTTTACTGCAGCTGCAATTTCCTGCTCATTTATATCACCTTTTAAACCTGATCTTCTTTGTTTTAATTTAGCAGAATTAAATATAAATACTACGTCTTTCCAAAATTGCGGCTGATTAAAGAATGCTTCACCTGCTTTAATAGGATTGTTATCACTCCAGTTTATAAAGTTTATTGTAGATATTAACTGTAGTAAACCAGATCTTCTATTTATAAACATAATAGCACCAACAGATCTATTCACCCAATCATTCCACAAGTTTACTTGTCTATCATATTTTCCTCCACTCACCCTATTACTACCAGTTTTCATTCTAGTAATAATATTCTCTAAAGATTCTCTAACTCTAGTTCCATAAATAGCTTCTACTTTAGTTAAATTTTCCTCACTAAATATTACATCTACATTATCAATAAATTCTTTTAAATATTTCTGTCTATTAATATTTGTAGTTAATGAATTTAAATCTCCAGTAATTGTTGTACCCTGCCAATGTCTTTGAGGAGGTGTGTATAATGGTTGTTTGGTGATTAATAATACCCCATCAGCAAATGATTGTAAATCAGGATCTTCTCGTACTATTTTATCTAGTTTAGCTTGATCTCTTTTACTAATTCCAGGTATTACATATTCTGCTTTATTCCACAAGTAAACCCTAACAGCTTCATCATAAGTATATTGTTCACCAGGTATTTTCTTATTTAATTTTTTCCTTATTTTAGGAAAACCAGCTTGTAATGTAGAGTAATCACTAGAAACTTGTTGTTTAGCTCTCTCTATAGCGGCTACACCTCTTACATATGGAAGTATTAAAGCTTTTTCAAACCAAGCTTGGTCAGCTTCACCTTGCTTACCTCTACCCGCAAACATGTATGATGTTAATCCTTCAAAATCATCTGCTGAAGGAGGTATAAAGAATTGGTATTTCTTTTTGTTTTTACCTAGTCTTTGAGCTACTACTTGAGAATATCTTGCGTCTTTTTTTATACCTTTATTTCGTTCAATCATTTCATTAAACTCAATGTTTAAATCTTGACTAAACTTAACTCTAGCTTGTTGAACTTTAGATTTAACATCTAATACATCAAACACATCTTTAACAGCTTTAACATTTTTAAAAGCATCATCAGTAAAATAAAAATCATTATAACCTTCCGCGTATTTGTTAATAACCCAATCAGCTTTAGCTTTTGGACTACCATCTTCTAAACCAGTTATATTTTCTAAAGGTATATTTAAACCCATAGAAGCTAAAAACTCTTGTATAGGTTTCGCAGCATCTTGAGGTCTAGCTGTTAAAACAAATATATCTTCAGACCCTCTTTTATCCTGTATTGTTTTAGCAACTTTAAATAATGGTCCTTTTTTACCATCAATAACTTTACTGAATTCTGTAAAATCAAAAGTAGCACCTTCAGCTTCTAACTTTGCAGAATCTCTAGCAAATTCTGTTGCAGTAATTTTAAATGTTTTACCATATTTTTTAGCAACTTCTTGTTTAGCTGTTTCTAGGTCATATCTATCAAGCAGGTTACTAGCCATAAACTGTATCTGTGATACTCCTTTTAAATTAGAAAGATCACCTGAAGGATTATTAACTATATTATCATAAGGCTTTCCAGGTATTGGTTTACCTACTAACCTTTCAGCTTCTGCTAACATCTCCTTTGTCATTGGAAGGCCATAAGGCATATTAACAATAACTTTGCTTTTGGTTCTAGCTAATGTATCATCAAAATCAAATATTCTAATTTTCTTTACATCTTGAGAGTATTTGTTAGAATCTCTAGCATTTGACATCGCTATATCCGCATTGTTATCAAAGTCTATAGTTAATTGAGAATCAGCTTTAACAACGCTCTTGTTTATAGTGTTATAATAATTTTCAAATTCTACACCTATTTTATTATCTGAATCTTCATAAGATTGTAAAGCAAATGGTATTCTACCTTTCGTAAATATATTATAATATCTTTTCCACCATTCTTGTTTTCCAGGTATATACCCAGCTAACATAGATTTAGTAAAACCTTGATCACTTAGTATATTATCCATTTCTTTAATTGGAATTATAGTTACTCTATAATCATCTTTTAATAAATCTAAATTTATTCTTTTATCTCCTTTAATTATATTTTGGTACATTAAATATAGAACTACCCTAGCAGGAACAGCATGTTCGTATCGATAAGCTGGTTCTGTTTCTTTAATTTTATTACCTTTCTTATCACGTTTAAATACTTTTACTTCCTTAACATTTCCATCTTTATCTATTACTTCTTTTATTTCTGTTTTGTATACTTGATTACCTTTTTCATCTTTTACATCTATTCTTAGGTTTGTACCATTTGGTAATACTGTAGATCTACCCCAAACTGGAGCAGCAAGTCTTAGCGAACTATTAGCTGAACCATTAGCAACACCAAGTATTAATGCCTGCATATTAGCATCCTCACTTTTTAAACTCTCTAATAATGTTACTGTAAAATTCCACGCCATATTTGCAGTGAATTTTTCATTCGCATAATTAACATTATCTTTTAAGTGACTAGCTTTTACATCTGCACTGGTATTTATATTTACTTTTCTACTTGTACCAGTAATTTTTTTCTTTTTAACCTCTCCCTCTTCAATTACAGTATCTGTCCATGTAACAGGTTCTTTAAATATAATAACCTTATCTTGTATACTTACAACATTAGGATCTATTTTTTGTATAATTCTTAAAATATCATCTTGATTACCAAGTATAGCAGCTCTATTGCTAGACGTTCCATGTTCTACAAGAGCACCGTTTTCATCTACTTTAAACGCACCAAATTTATAAGAACCATTACTAAAGGTAGATGCTCCAAAAGCAACCATCATATCTAATGCATCACGATGACCATATTTATTTTTTAATTTTTTATAAAAATTAGTTACAATAAAATCCCTTGCTGCTTGCATTACAACTTTATCACCAAGTAAATCACCAACAGCTTTTGTAGCATCAGTATAATTTCTAATTGACTGAAGATCATCTGCTTTACTTGCAGATGTTACTATAAGATCCATGTACTCATCATAAGACAACTCATTAGTTAATCTTCTAAACACAAATGGATCTTTCTTTAAGTTTACTAAAAGTCTATCAAATTGAGTAGCAACGCCTTCGTGTTCATCTTTAGTAAATATATCACCATACACCGCCTTGTGAGCATTCTTTAACATTGTTTTTTGTTTAGAAGCAGACGCTAGTATATAATCATCTGACTGCATAAGGTTTTGTAATTCTTTATAAAAATCAAATCGCTTTTCAAACCAAGCTGTAATTTTCTTTTCATCTTGAGAAATTAAAGCTAAACTATTTTTAATTCCAGGCCTTTCAACATCATATATTAACTGTTCTACATAATTATCTAATACATCAGCACCAAATAACTTTTGTCTTTCTAAAAATTTATCCTTTATTTCACTAGTTTCTTTACTAATTTCTTTTCTAAAAATATCTAATCCCATCTCTTGAACTAACTGTTTAGCTAATCCTTCAGTTGGCATTTGAGGTATTTTTAATACTTGTTCGCCTTTTGCATTAGTACTTAACTTAATGTACTTAGATTTAAACTTTGCTAAAGGTATTGTATTTTTTATATCTTTTACTCTACGTATTTTTTGGTTTCCAGCTGTACTTCCAGCTAATGGACCCTCGTCAGTAGATTTATAGAAATCAATTTGCCCCGGTTTAGAACCTTTAGTTCTACCTTTCCAATCAGCATATCTAACCCAACCCATACCATTTACGTATTTTTCTACTGCTTCAGGAAAAGCCTTAGCTAAGTATGTTGTTGTTAATCCATTTGGTCCAAGAAGAGTAGTGTAGTTATCAGTTAACCATTGATCATATTCATCTACTGTTTTATTTCTAGCACCCATAAAATCAATCATATCTTTAAAACCAAGTTGGAGATTTTTACTTAATTGACTTATAAAATTTGTTTTTTGTTTAACAGTTTTATCTACATTATATACAGGTAATTTATATCCTATTTCTTTTAATAAACGTTGTCCAACTTTTTCTAAAGCTTCTTTTTTTCTTTTCCCTATTAATCTATCAGTTAAAGGAGGAGTCTCTTCTTTTGCTTCTCTTTTTGCTCTTTCTTTTAATTCGCCTTCTGTAGTTACTTTAGATGTTCTTGTGTCTAATTTTGCTTCATCAGCTCTTTCAGTTTTAATTCTAGAATCTGGTACACCTAATTCAGAAACAAACTTATTTGCTCTTTGCATACCTCTATTAGCCATAAAACTATCAAACGCACCCAACGTTGGATTCCATTGAGTAGCAATTTCCTGTAATTTACTTTTTGCATGACTTATAAATCTAGCTTTATCGTAATAAGCTTGTCTTATATTAAAAGGAACTCCTAATCCAAACCTACTAAAAGCTCTTGAAGCAACTTTGCTTACCATAGTTTCTACTTCTTTTCCTGTAATAGGTTTATAATTTTTTAAATCTTTATATTTTTTATTAAGATTATCAGCTATTTCTTTAGAATTTTTTATTCCTGTGTCTTTATTATATTTTTCAGATCCAATACCTTTTTGACCTAATCTTTTACCAACTTTAGCAGTCATTTCACCTCCTCTAAAAGCAGCGTTATTACCAAACATGTAACTTAAAGCACGTTTCTCAGTGTTAATAGCTTGATCAAAAATTCTATTTTTAATTTTAGAATATAAACCTTCTTTATAAGAATCTTCTATTGCTTTATATGATTTGTCTTTTTGAGCAAATATATAAGCAACGGTTTGAGCTTCTCTAACATATTCATCTTTGTATTTTTGACTAGTATCTTCCCAAGCTTTCCCTGCATCTTCAGGATGTGCAAGGTCTACGATTTCTTTAGCTTTTATGTGTACTTCTGGATAACTTTTAGCTAATCCTTTATACAAATTAATAGCATAAACATTTCTCTCTTCTTCATTTCTAAAATAAGAATCATCTACAGCATGACCAAACTCATGATAAAGAACAACACCTTTTCTATAATTTCTATTATCTATTGCGTCTTGTCTTTGTTCTTCTGTAGTTACAATATATTTATTACCAACAATAAAACCATTACCGTTTTGCGCTATACCCTTCATCATCTCTGGTATAGATTTTTCATCAATAAGACCTTGTGTAGCAAGTTTTGCTAAATAAGCTTGTTGATCTTCTATTTCTGGTATTACTATAACTTCTAAATTTCTAGTAATATCCTGACCCATTAATCTCCTTAGATTAGTTTCAACATCAGTCATAAGAGTAACTATACCAGCCGACATTATCATATCATGTTTACCTCTTTGCTCAAGCCACTTGTCTTTTATTCCTTTTTCTGTTAATGGACCATGATATGGAAAACCTTCTCTACCAAAATTTAATTTTTTATTTTCCTCTTGTAATCTATTCCATTCTTTTTCATTATTAGGATCTTGTTTAGCCTTGTTTATATACATCTCCGTAGTCATACGATGTATCTCCTCTATAAGTCTACCAACCTCTTCTCTTTTACTCATGTTAGCATTCCATGACTCATCAGCTTCATTTAATCTATTTTTAGCTTCTCTTCCAGCTCCCCCTAATAATTCTTCAGCTTTATCATAATTCTTTTCGCCTTCTTTTATAGAATTTATTTGTGATTCAATACTATTAGCTCTTTCATCAAACCTTTTTGCTTCTTCAGTAGTTAAATTTTCTTCTTTATATTTTTTTATTTGATCAGCTTTTTGTTGCTCATTCATATCTGGGGTTACACCAGCTTCTTCTAACTGTCTTCTTTTCTCTATCTCTAAACCTACTAGCTTAGCCACATTTTCTGCACCACTAGCTAATATATCAGCACCTAAAGAACTATCAGCTAAACTCATCTTTTTCAATTCCTCTTGAATCAAAGCAGTTAATTCATCAGCTCTTGCTGGATCTGCTGACAAAGCTGTCATAGCTTCTACAATTCCCTGTGAAGCTTCATTAACCTCTGTCATAAACTTTTTACCAGCATAATAATTTTTTATACCAGATATACCAACTCCTGTACCATTAGAAACACCAGCTGTTACTAAAGTAACCATAGCCGTGTCATCAAATTGACTCCAATCAGCATCTCTTTCTAGTATTAAACTTTCACTTATACCTTGAGTACCTGCATATATTATTTCTTCTTCTAATACTTCTAAACCAACCCTTTTAGTCCATTCTAATCCGTACATACCGGTTTGTCTCCAACCGCTTTTAAACAATACATCTACAACATTAATAGGTCCTAAACCTTTAATATCACCTAAGAATTTCATTGTATTATTAGACGTACCAATGTATCTAGTAACTGTTCCCTCTATAATACCAGTAGAAAGAGAAGCTCCAAATATCTGATCATTACTCATATCATACATTGCTATAGCTTTCTCAGCATCTAGCATACCCTGCGTATATTCGAATGTATTAACCATACCTTCATTCCAAGCGTTTTGAAGCATTTCTTTTTGCTTCTTAGCATCTTCTAACAAATCCCTTTGTATAGTTAATCTTCTATATGAATCTGTACCCGATGTAATACCAAATGTAGTACCAATAGCTGTTTTTACTATACCACTACTTTTTGTTAACGCATTACCTGTAGCACCAGTACCAATTGCTAATAATATATTTGGTGATTGAGTACTAAAAGTTCTTAATCCCCATGTCCAACCACCACCTGTTGGATCATCATAAGTACCCATAGACATCATATTCAATTCTTTTCCAGCAATACTTTGTTCTTTTAACATTGCTCCTTCACTACCAAACAATGTGGGTACAGATAATATTATTCTAGATGATGCGTTTCCGAAATCATCAGCTAATAAATCAGGTAAATCATATTCCTTATTGATGTCGTCCCAAAGACCTAATACATCTATAACCTGTTTTTTACCATCTTTAGTTTCTTTTACTATTGATCTTTCACCTACCGATACCTCTAATTCTGTTAAATTATTTACATAATTTCCAACACTAGTGATATAGTCTTCACGTAGATTATTTAAAGTAAGATTTAATTTATATAAATCTGACTCTGCTTGTAATAATTTTTTATAATCTTCTTCAGTAATCTCTTCAGGATCTGGTAATCTTGTTATTCTAAAAGTAGGAAGTATACTTTCTCCAAAAAAATCTTTTTGCTCACCAAGATCTATATTATACTCTAATCCTAAACCTGGAATACTTTTTATATTATTATGGACCCTTTCAAATTCGCCTAATGTAATATCAGTTATAGTATTATTATAATTTTTAATTAACTCACCGTCTTTTTTTAATTCATCTCTAATAGCATCTGGTTCTACCTGCTCCATCATTAAACTTAGTCTAATAAGTTCTCTTTCTTTAGCAGGTTTATCATACAATATCTGTTCAGCTATTGTCTCGTTTTCTCTTGCAATTCTATCTTCTAAATTGTAAAGTAAATGTTGATCTAACGCTGCGTTTAATAGTGCTTTTTGTGTATCATTAAAACTAGCGGCTGGATTATAAGGGTCTTCAAAATCAAGCTCAAGATTTATAGCATCTCTTAATATTTGAACAGCATATTTTTCAGCATCAGCTTGCTGTGAAATACCTAAAGAAGTTTCATTGTTTCCATGCCAAGACATTAAATATTCAGTGTAACTATTAAAACCAGTTTCACCTTCTGGGCCAACTAAACCTTTAGCTATTTTATCTAACGATGAATTTACATTAATATTGTTCTTAATTTGTTCTAAAATTACAGGTATTTCTTCTTTTTGTATAGCTCCTTGTGTAGCTAAATTTTCAAGATAATTTTGAAGCTGTGTATCCCAAATATCTTGTTTATAAAACTCCTCAGGATTGTCTTCGAATTTTTTATTTAAAGCCGCTATATTTTTATCAACTTTAACTTGTTTTTCTTCTGCGAAAGTTTTTAAATAAGGATAAAGCACTGATTTAGCTTTTAAAGCTTCTTCTTTTGTAAAATTCTCTCTAATATAATTTTCTATACCATCACCATCAACAATAGTTTTAACTCCTCTAGGCGCATAACCCGCATCTTCATAAGTTGACGCAACAATCTTTCCATCTTTTATAAGATCGTAAGCAAACGCTGCTCCTTGAGCTTTTACTAGTTGGTAACCTGAATCTTTTATAGCTTTGTTAAATTCATCTGCAGGTATTATACCATCTTTAATAGGATCCATTATACCAGAAAAAGCTCCTTGTAAAGCTATATCATTAGCTTTTGTAACTTGATCCCAACTCTCAATTTTTTTGAAATTTTCTACTAATTCCTTTTTTTCTTTTTCAGAAGCATTACCCCAATCAACTAAATCAAGTTCTATTTCTTCACCTCCTAAATTAGCTGTTATTGCATTACCAAAATTACCTAAAATTTGAGCTCCAGTTTCTTCAAATACAATACCCGGAAATTCTCTTCTAAGAGCTTTAATAACCTCAGATTGAGATTTAGATACCCAAGTTTCAGGTACATCAAAATCTATTTTTGATCCAGCTAGTTTTCTTCTTTGCGCTTCAACTTCGTTTTCTAATTTTTTTCTTTGTGCTAAATCTTTTTTACTAGGACCCCAATTATAATCTATACCTTCATTAAAATCTTTTAATTCTTTTTCAGCTTGCTTTAGCATTTGATACGCAGGATCTTCCGTTGCCGCAAGATAACTCTCTGTAGCTGATTCCAAAGAAATATTTTCCAAATCTAAAGCCGTATTCTCGGGTGCTTCCGGTATGTCCGCCACTACATCTGCACCCTCGCTTGCAGTGGCTGTTTGAAAATCCGGTTGTTCTGCTACAACTGGTTTAACTTCTTCTATTAATTGCGTGTATCCTTTTTCAGCAATATAATCTTGCAAAGGCATATCACCAGCTAATTCTAGTAATTCCTCTTCAGTGTATTCTCTACCTGTATTTGGATCTATATATTTCATAAAAATTTAAATCTTGATTAATAACCTAACCACGTGCTAAAAGATTTCTTATCTTTAGCGTTTATACCACCAAGCTCAGGACCCGACATAGGTACAGCTCTCCATTGACCAGTTCCACTTGTAGAAACTCCATCACCACTTGTTCTTACGCTTATAAATTCATAAGGAACCCATGATTTGTTAGCGGCATCCCATTTAATCATTCTTTTTGGTGTTGCCCCTATACTACTTTTTTGTCCCATAACATTCATTGTAGATGAGGAATCATTTAATTTAGATCTATTAGTAGCTCGATAAGAAGCAATTTCTGAAACATTAGAAGTATTTTTAGACGATTTTTGATCTCTATAAAAATATTGATCAGTATCAGCTACTAATTGATCAGAACCAGGAACCTTAGCATCTTTTAATTGATCTATTTCATCTTGAGTTATTTTTCTTTTCTCTAATTTCAACCCATTAGTTTCATCACCCTCTCTTAAACCAAACTTACTTAACATGTTTTCATCAACAAGCTTTTTATATTCCCCCACAATATCCTCCTTTGTCAATGTTCCATTAACATATTGTTGCATCCAATTTACTCCTGAAGCTTCTAAATGTTTTGATAAATAAGCCAGAGCAGACTCTTCATTTAATTTTAACTCTTCCCATATATCAGCCGCGTGCATATCGGTAAAAGGAGACATTGCTTTTTTAAACCCATCTACATTAACCCATGTATCAACAGTTGTAACAATCTGATCGTCGTTTTCTTCTGTCTTACCCAGTAGCATGTGTTGAAATTGAGGTCCTATTTCAGATCCACCTCTATTATTTTTTTGTAATACACCTGATTCTAAACCTTCTTTGTTATAATCAGGAGTTTCAATACCTATTTTATCTACAAAATTACCATTCCAAGTAGCTAAATCTCTATTCCAAGTTAAAAGTTTAAAACCGGGATTTTTAGGATCTTCTTTTAATTTTTCAAAATCAACTAAATCTTTAAATATGGGATTATTATTTTTAATACTATAGGTAAAACTAACATTTCTCCCATCTTTTTTTCTTTTAACTAATGTTACACCAGCGGGTAATGCGTGACCATATACTGTGCTAGCAGCAAGATAACTAACATTTTTTTCCATAGGATTACTCCCTTGAAAATAATAATTATCTAAATCTTTTATAGCTTTACCATAATCTTCTTTATCAGTTAACATTAAAGCAGCATCTGTCGTAAAATTATTTACTTTTAAATTCCAGTTATTAAGTATATCTGTATATTTTTTTCTTTCTTTTTGATTAAGTTTACCACTTTTTAAAGCAGCTTCTGCAGCTATAGATCCATCAGGACCATACATTCCTGCTTCAATTTCTGATATAGCTTGTGTCATTAAATCTGGATCTAACCCTGGGAATTCTTTTTCTTTTAAACCCATGAATATTTCGTTCTGTCTAATAGTAGCAGAACCAACTAGTTTTCCAAACTCTTCGTTTTCTTTCTTTGCGATTTTTCTTTGCGCTTCTCTAGCAGCTGTAAAAGCACTTATACCAGCAGCTAAATCTATAACGCCTTTTCCCATCGATGCAGCAAATGTTTTGACACCGTAAAAGTCTTCTATAATTGGTTGATTTCTATATCCCATAATTTATCCTTCTCCCATGTAATAATTAGTTATTGTATCTCCAGTGGAACCAGATCCAGTAGGTGCAAAAGCCCCAGCTATACTTTGGCCCATTCCACTAATTGCACTTCCCCAAGCTGCTGCCTGAGCTTGATTCGCAGCTGCTTGATTAGCCATAGCTTGTGATTCTTTTCCTGCAGCATAATCTAAATCAGCTTGACTTCTTTGTTCTTTAAGACCCATCATAAATTGTTCACCTTGACCTTTTAATCCTTGTACTCTAGCACCTTCAGAAAGTTGTATACCTTGTATTCTAGCAGCTTCTTGCATTTGTAACATCTCCATACGTTGTTGACCTTGAGCTTCTAATTTTTGATTTTCAGCTTCTTGATTTTCAATAGTAGCAGCCACACCTTTTTTAGAAGCTAAAGCAGCTTGAGCTAAAGCAGTGGCGCCACCAGCGCTTGCACCAGTAGTAGCTAATCTATCTAGCGTGTTAGCAAGAGCTATATCTGATTGTTCCATTTTTATTTCAGCAGCTTGTGTAGCAACTCCTAAATTACTAAAAGGATTACTAACCATATCGCTTAAGTCTTTAGCTAGACCAGATAGATTTGTAACACCCGCATAAGGATTTGTAATTGCTTGTCTTGAGTTTCTTATTCTATTCATCTCAGCTCTAGCACGAGCGGCTTCTCTTCCTGCTCTTCCTGCTGCTTTTTTAGCTTGATTAGCCGTGACTGCACCACCTATTGCTGATACACCCGCGCCTACTAATGCCACTGTTGTTGCTGCTGCCATAATTTATATTGTTTTTACTATTTCATGTGATGGTCTTTTATCTACGTGCCACCCTAATTTTTCATGTATATTTATTAAACTTTTGTGTCTACCCATGGTAAACATATATTTTTTTCCTGCTTCTTTGCATATTTTTTCACATCCTACTATTAAATATTCTAACGCGTCTTTTCTATCTGTATCTCTATAATTTGGATTAGATATAATAAACTCTAATAAAATTGCTTCAGAATTAGTTTGATAGATAAATCCAGCACAGATCGGTATGTTGTTTTTTTCTACCATAAAACCGCCTTTACCATTATCAGGTAAAAAATCTCTAGGAGGTGCAGCCCATCCAGGCCACCAATTCCACCAAGAAACTAGCATATCGTAATCATCGTCATTTAATCGACGTAAATTTAATTCATTCATTTAATTTAATTTAATAGGAAGATTCTTTAAAATTAGTGCTGATAGCAAATAATTCGTTAGAACCTGATGTAGCTGTGTTCGGTGCTCTCATTGTAACTGTTGCAAAATAGCCTTTAACTCCTGACATAGATTTACCATAAAGTACTTCGCCTTGAGTAAAACTAGTTGTATTTATAAGATTAGCAAAATATTTATCTTCTTTCTTTTTAAATTCATTCTTTAAATAATTGCTCTCTAAATCAGCTAAAGTTGTTGGCATTACATATTTACCAATAGCATTAGCAGAGTCTTCATTTGTATATTGATTTGTATTTGGATCACCACCTGTTCCATTTGTTACAAAGCTTTCCATTTCCCAACCCGAACCACCTTCATAATTAATAGTTTGAAAGTTTTTTATTAACGATGGTTGTAAATTAAATACACTAGTTACAGTAGAATCATATTGTGTACCATAAAAATTAGCTCTATTTACATCTGTTGAGTAATGCTCGTATAAACCATTGTGACTACTACCCTGCTCATAATAAGCACTAAAGAACTTGTTCTGAACACTAAACATATCACATGGACTAAAGCTCATTCTACCTGACCACCCATTTATTTTTTCATCAAAATATAACGTTTCGTTTTCATACAACTGTGATTTACCTTCTGATGCGGGTTGTAATGAAAGTACATAAGATTTTTGATGTATATCCCAAGCACCTACAGCATCACCTGAAGCTAAAACTCCAAGTTTATCTCTAAAGTAATCATACATACCGTAGTTAGATATTTCTGTTATACCATCTTGAGACAATCTTAACACTGCTCCTTTAGCTGCATCAGTAAAATATTTTCTATATCCATAAACTGCAAATGATTCTGGATTAGTAGATATTCCAAATTCTCCCGCGTAAGGTTGAACTTGTCCTATAACTAAATTAGAACTAGTGGTAATAGGTTGTCCCTCAGCTGTATAAACAGCATCTTTATCTACTAAAGCTCTATTTACTTTTCGCTCTTGAAATATAGTTAAGTTTGTATTTTCAGCATATAGCTTTTGTATAGTACCCTTTCCTGGATCTACTGATCTAGTTATATCTTGTCCTGAAGGAAAAACATTTGATTGATTAGTACCAGTTCTAGAATTAAATACTCCTGAGTAAATAATAGAATTACCTAAAGATTGCTGTAGGTTTTCTTCAGATACTAAAAATGCTCTAGGTGCTAAACCTGTTTGTGTATTATTATAACCACCTCTTATTCTAGACTCTTCCACATACCAATTATAATTTGGTTGAGCAAGTGTTGACCGTCTTTTTAATATATAAGTATTATAATATTTTATTTGAACTATAGCCGGCATATACTTTTATTATTACTTGTTTTTTTTATTTTTTAACTAATTGGACCTTGAGATGCACTTGTTCCAGTTGCTGTAGGTGAAACCGCAAAGTTTGTTTGATTAACAGTAGCTGGGTAAAACGGTAAAGCAGGTGTTTGTGTACTGGATATTTGAGTAGCATTTGGAGGTGCTGTTGATCCCGGTACCTGACTAGTCGTACTATACCATAATTGTAATTGAACTCCACTATAACCTGATAAACTATTTCTCACGTTAGGAGGTAGAACCGCATTATTTGCAGGCGCTGCACCTTCAATACTAATAGCAAAATTAACTAAAGCACAATTTTTATAATCATAAACTGGTAAAGTTCCTAAACCACCTAAATTCTTTTGGCCAGGTCTAACACCAGCATTTAATTGTGTATTTTTTTGAGGAGTTGTTAGTCCCACCATAAATCCATCAAGCTGGGCTATTTTAATCCAATATTCACCTGCACTAGTTGATGAGGCAATTTGAGTTGCTGCTACTAATCCACCAGTACTTGTATCTAATCTTTCACCAATATTTTGATTACCACCATTAAATGTATCCGCGTACGTTACATTACCCGCTCTTACTATAAAACCATTGTTGGTTCCACTAGTCCATTTTAATCTCGCATATAAATGTTGAGTTGAATCTGACCAGTTTTGGAATTGACCTATAAATCTAGGATATAATCCAGTCGTGTTACTAGATGACATGTTTGCATTAGACACCATTGTTGTATCATTAGTAGTATAACCAGTACCACTTGTATAAGCAGCAGAAACTACATTAGAAAATGTTGTTACACCTAAACTCCAACTAACAGTTAATACTTGATCCATAACAGCGCCTGAAGTATCAGTAAGCTGCAGATCTATTTCATATCTATAACCCTGCTGAATCCCATTAGTTCCATTAGAAGACATTTCAAATCTTAACGCACTACCATTTACAACACCAGAATTAGTTAATTTAACTGGATAACCAGCACCTGTCATATATGTTGTCCATACTGTTTGTGGGTTAGCAGATGATCCTAAATATTTTCTTGCTTCTACAACACTCCAACCAAAACCATTACCTGGATCAAAAGTGGCATTAGATGAGTTACCAGCATTAGTTGATGATGGTGCTGGAGTTGCACTACCATTATAACCTTGAGGAGAAGTGTTTTGATTATAAAGAACAGCATTACTACCTGGACTAGGACCTAACATCGGAGGAAACCCTGGTGTAGCAACTGGCTTAGCATTAGTTAATTGTAAAACCATTGTTTGATTTACTGTTTCACCACTCGCTTCAGTGTATTTAATTGTAACTAAAAACTTACCAGCATATTGAGTGTAAAAATCTGGTTCACTAGGTCCACCAGCATAAAAAGTATCTGTAGTAGCTATATAATAACTTCCAGTTTGTGAACCTGGTAATAAATTAAATTTTTGATTCCCACCTTCAGCGTAATTAATTAAATTTAAATCATGAGGAGGAGTAGAATTATAATTAAAAATACTTATTAATTCTGCTGTAGCAGTAGTAACAATTTGTCCACCTGATAAAGGAAAGAAATCTTCTGTTACTCTTGTACCAGTCGCATAATCCTCACTAAACTCTTGATATGTTACACTAATACCATTTATACCTGTAGCTATATTTTGTATATCATAATTAAGATCTGATATTAATCCTGTTGTAGTTGCTTCGTAAAACAACTCTAATTGAGAAACAAAAGGAGAAGTTTCATAAACAGCTAATCCCATGTTTCCAGGATATGGATATGATCCTGATGGGTTATTATAAGCTGTTTCAGGGATTCCTATAGTTTTTTGAGTTGCAATTTTTGCAATATAAGGCTTAGTATTATAATCATATATACAGTTAGACTCTATATTACCTGGATTTGATGGGGCATCTGCAACACCAGGAAAAACATCTTTTACAGTACCAACTAAATTAACAGAATCAGGTGATGATAAAGGATCAAACTGAGTATTGTAATACTTAGGATTACTAGTACTATTTACCGTATTAGTAACTCTACCAAATAATTTAATATCACTTGTAAATTGATTTTGTAAAGGACCTACGTCTTGTAAATTTCTTGGAACTTTATTAATATTATCACTTATAAGAGTAACAAAAGCTGTTTCGCCTAATTCTTTAGTTTCACCTTGTATTGGATAACCATTAACAATCCCAGGTAAATATACATTATAATAATCTTGTTGTTTTTGTTTTACACCTATTCTATAACTATAAAACCCATCTACATTAATATCATAAGTAGCATATATTCTAGGTAGATCAGCTATTAATAAAGCTGGTTCAGGTCTACCTGTTCCGGTTTGATCAAATAAATATTTTTCTGCAACTTCATAATCAGTGTAAAGTGATACAGAAACTACAGGGTTTCCGCTAGGTGTTACAGATTTTATTGTTGTATAATCTATATATTTTCCAGGTAAAGATTTTCCTACTGCAAAAAAGTCTTGATAAGTAGTAGCAAAATTTGCAAATAAAGGCTGTGCAGCATTTGTTGTACCAGTTGTATATTTATAATAATTATTTGTAGTATATAATAATTCTGCTTTTATCACATCACCTACGTTGGTAGAACCCAAGCTAGCAGCATTTAATGTTATTTCAACATTAGCGCTACCACCAATAACTGAGTTAGATACTATAATTTTATCACCTGGTAAAAAACCACTACCATCTGCTGTAACAACTACAGCTGTAGCGGCATTACCAGCTATAGTAACTGTTATGGCAACGCCGGTACCAGTAGCTGAATTAGTAGTAAAGCCACTTGTGGTGCCAACTATACCTGTGTAATCACCATTTGTACCGTTAGCAGTGTTTTGTGTTATTAAAGATGTTAAATTAGTTGAAGTAACAGGTCCTTTTAATGTGACTCTTGGTTTTCCACCATTGTCTGTAACTAAATAATCTGTTGTCAATGTTAATTTAATCCAACCCTCGTTTTGATTTCTATAAACATTAAACGTATTACTAGTTGGGGCAATATCTGCATAAACTAAACCTGTAAAATCAAATACGTTTTGGTTGGCTATAGCTGTTATTTCTTGTGTAGACCAATCTCTAAAGAATATTGGATAATTTAAAGAACCAGTAGTTATAGTGTAATAATTACCAACCGCATATGCTCCCGGATAACCCGATACATTGTTAGCGTTAACAGATTCAGGTATTATACTGTTAAAATTTATTCTTAAACCATCACCATTCCAAGCAGGAACATCCTCGTTAAAACCTACAGTATTATAGTCGCTAAAAACATTAGAGCCAGGTTGAGGATTACCATTAGCATCTAATAAATTATCATAATTAGATAATATAACATCGGTTTGTCTACCAAATTTATCTGCTAAAACAACACCTACTTGATAATTTCTATTTTGTTTTAAAGAATGTTGTGGATATTCTGTGTATACAATATTATTTTTATCTGCAACATCTACAAAATAATCTAACCCAGATTGACCGCTTTTTCCTTCTACATAATTACCATACATTATTCTATTACCAGAAGTAGCTTGAGCACGAGCAGTTACAGGAACTTTATCAAAAACTCTAGTTGTTTCTGTGGCAGGTAAAGTCTTTATAGGTAGCGTTGATTGATACTCGTATTGAAAAATATTAGTATTATTTAAATCACTTATAAAACTACTGTCTACTGTTACTGATTCTAAAACTTGATATGCTTGTGTATCCGATTCTTTAAATATTATATCAATAGCTTTAATTTTATAATCTTGTAATATATTTAAGCTAGGTAATTCAATATTTAAAACAGCATTGTTAACAGAATTTTGCATAAATCCTACAACAGTTGTAACAAAAGCCTGCGTTTCGTCTTCATTTAAAAATTCACCTTCTTGTTGTGGTATAAAAACATCTTGACTAAATGGAGCTATAACTGAATACTCGTTATCATCAAATTTAAATCTATAACTAAATCTTACAAATTTATCAGTTAAATAATCAGGATCTCCATTCCATCCATTGTAACCAGCATTTCTTTTTAATCTTACTGAGTATCCATTAATAGGTAAAGCCTCATCACCTGATGCAGATTGAGTTAATGTTTGAGCAGTACTAACCATCTCTACATATTTACCTTTACCCGCTACTAAAGATTCACTAGTCCAAAATCTTGTTTTTGTTGTTAATTGTTGAAAAGCATTTACATTTGCAGTATGCTCTCTAAAACCAGCTGGTAAAGCATCAAAACCAGTTGTATCAGTTCCAGGATTTGCATCCCATAATTCTTGAGATTTTAATCTAGTTGCTGGGGTTCCAGTAGCGTCAGTTATATCTGTCCAATCAGCAGAACTCATAATAGAAAAACCATTAGGAGCTAAACCTCTTGTGTCTGCAATAGCCCAATAATTATAGAGTTTTCCGTAAACAACTCCATTTGCTAAATCATTATCATAATAACACCAAGCGCCTTGTTGATTATTATTAAATGTAGTCCATTCAGCAGGAGTTTGAGCTCTAGGAATTGCATCTCCATTTTTATAAGTAGAAACATCTAAATTAACAGAAGAATATGTGCTAACACCTATTTCAGTTTGCAAAGGATCGCTAGCATCGCTCATCGTAGATGGCTTTAATTGATTAGTTGATCTTAAGTTTACAAACTCTGGTGCTTTATATGGAGCAAATTTAGCTACAGAGATTTGATCTTCATTAAAATAATAATTAGGATCACTAGCCGCTGTTGTTACATTTATTTTTCTTGGTTGATTTCTATTGTCACTAAAAAATAATAAGTTTTCAATTAAACTAACACCATTCATTCTGGATGTAGTAGAAAAATTCAACCAATAACCACTAACTAAAACACTAGAATTACCACTAGATGCGCTGTACATAGATATAGTACACTTATTGTTTGATGCAATTTCTTCAGTAGTTGTAGCGGGAGTAAAATCTGTAGTAAAATAATAGACAACGTTATTAGATTCGTCTACTAAATGACCAATAATTTTTTCTTTAGTTGGTAGGGTTACTTTCTTTATGTTTCCTAAAATAGCCTCTAATGAACCAACGTCACTTCCCTCTGATCTAGATACTGCTACGTTTAAAGCGTCTCTGTACTCGTTGCTAGGTATTAGTCTTTCATCAAGGTCTTTGTTCATTTTAGACCCAATAAAACTATTTTTAATTTCTGCCATATTTAATTTTTAATCCATTTAGATTTTCCTCTCATTACTTGTACTATTTCGTCAAGTTTAATATTAGATAATCTAATTTTTGCATTTCTTAGTTTAGCACTTTTTTCTCTACGTAATCTTTGAACCATATACTCCGGTTGATTAACTCTTGTTGAAACTATAGAATATAGTATATAAGAATATATAGCATCTTCTGCTAATTTAGGAACTCTACTATCTAAATCATAAGCTAAACCATCAGATAAATATTCTAAAACTATCATTTTATCTAATAAATTGCTTGAAAAAGAAACTTTACCTTCTCTTTGGTTCATGTTAAACCAACCATTAACTTGAGAATATTGAGGTTCATTACCATATAATTGACCCCAACTAGCACCTTGCCAAGCACCAGTGTAATCCCAATTATAAGCCCACATATCATTAGTCCAATCGTTAGTATTAAAGTTACCATTAATAAATCTATCATTAGCAGTATGCCATCTATCTTGAGTGATAGGTGTCCCTTCAACATCATTACCCCATTGATCTTGTGTTGGTATACCTTCTGAGTCTTGTAATTGAGTATAATAAGGACTAATAGTTAAATTGTTTGCTGGATATATAATTCTTTTAACACCTAACACATCTATCCAAGACATACGTACATAATTTACAAAATCCTGTGGTAGTGGTAATGTTAATGAAGCTGGAACACTTAATTCAGCGGACTTAATACTCTTTAATGTATCATAACTAAATTCTTGTAAAGCTCTTTTTGCATGAAAAATAACATCAGTTCTTTTTACACTTGGTAATACTTTTTGTTCTCCCACATAACCAATTAAAAAATTACTTACTATATCATTTAGTTTAACATATTGATAACTACCATAATTATCTTCTACTTCTTGTCCATAAGCTTTTTGTGCTTCTGTATTACCATATTTACCCCCAGTTAATATTTTAAGTTGAACAACTATAAACGCGTTTGCACCTGGAGCAGCTACTAATTTAATAGTTTTACCATTAGTTACTTCTAATTGTGTAGTCCATTCTGACCATGATCCAGCAGCTCCACTCACACTTGTATATACTTTAAAATTATTTAAACCATAATCGTTGTCTGAAGGATTCCAGCTTGTAGAACTACCCAATATTAAATCAGTATCAAAACTTGTTGTAAATTCTTGATTCTGATCGTTCGCATTGTTACCTCTAAACCCTTGTGAGCCTTGATAATACTGTTGTGCATTTTCAGTTATGAGTCCGTCGCTAGGTGGTTGTATTGCCATTTGTTATTATATTATTTCGTTTTGTTTTTCCATAGCTATTTCTTGAGAAGCAGCTTGAACTATTTGTGGATCTTTTATAACAACTCCAGCATATAAAAGTATTTGTAATATAACATCTGTTTGCTCTGTGTCATCTAGCTCAAAATTAACCGATGTTGTTGGATTATATACATAATATCCTGCTGTAGAGGTAAAATTCCACATTACATCCGCTGGTTTTCTTATATAAGAAGCTTGTATGCTTGCATTTATAGTCTGTGGATATATTATAATTTTTTTATCAGATACTCCTTTTAATCCTTCATATAAATAAACAGGAAAATAATCTGTAGGTTTACTTATAGGAGACATATTAAGCATGGCTAATTCATTTCTTTGTATAGGTTCTACTGCTCTGTCATCTTTATAAAATACCGTTCCTAATTTATAGAAATTTTTAGGATATAAAGTTATTACAATATTATTAGCGGCACCAGTAGCTAAAGCACCTGCTGTTAAATTAAAGTTACCTCCTGTTATATTATAATTAGCATAAGCAGCGCCTAAGTAAGTTACTGTAACATTACTTTGCTCTACTTGTGCTTGTGTAATTGTTGTTAGAGGAAATGAAATTTGGCCATTAGCGGAAGATAAAAGTTGTGTTCCACTAGCCACTCCTGAAGATGATGGTGGCGAAAAATAACCAGGTGTTGCACCAACCGGTGCGGTATATGTACAAGTACCTATTGTTTTGAAAGTATCTAATTTTTCTTGTACACTTTTATAACGATTAGCATATTCACTATCGTTTTGAGGCACACGCATTTGTTGATTTATAGTTTCAAAATATGTGTCTATTTTTTCTAATTGAACTTGAGTAGCTAATTTATTAAACTCATCTGGAGTTAAATAACCTCTTTGTTCTTTATTTATAATCAATAAGACTGTTTTATAAACTTGATCTACGTTTATTGCCATTTTATTATTTTTATTTTAATATGGGCCCGAGTGAACGAGCCCAATATTAATATTACATGTTATTTAAGTTTTTTCTCTATTGACTTAAATACTGGAACTCCTTCATCTGTTTTTAAGAAAGCAGCAAAAGCAGAATAGGGATTTTCATCAAATGGTACTGTCATTAATTTCTTTCCATTACTAGACCAAGTAAATACTCTTTGATCTTGAGATAATGATATTATATTAGCTTCCGTTGCTCTAATACCGAAATTTCTTAACATTACATTTTCATCATTAGCTAATTCCACAAATAATTGAGGATTTTGCTTAGCAAATAATAATAAATCTCTTTTTATTTCTTTTGAACTTAATTTTGTGACTTGAGAACCAATTTCTACTCTCAAAATAGCTTCAGCTTGATCTACATCCATATCTTTAGCAGCGTTTAACGCAGCTATTTCATACTCTAAATACTGTAATTCATCAATAGCTATTTTTTGAGGTAATAACTCTTTGTATCTATGTCCTTTTAATGGGTGATACAAGGAAAGCATTTTCTGTAAATTCTGTTGTTGTTTTGGAACAGATAATATGCCGTCTTTAAATGTTATATGACCCATTGTAGCTTCACCTTTTTGTTCATCTACAAATACCGAAGACTGATTAGTTGCATAACGTAATTCACGTTGAGCTCCTAATTCTTCATCAAACCAAAGTAATGGATGTTTTTTTGTATGTCTACTAGGTATAGTAAAAGTTAATGGAGAAGCATTACCAGTTAAATAGTAATTTCTATCTTTTATTTCCCAACCTTCAGGTTGAGTTATTTTCTTTTTTTCCATGATATAATATAATTAAATAAGTTAAAGGTATATGGGCGCCTTTTTGAGCATAGCTTTTTGACGCCCCAACCTTATATAAATGTTAGATTCCTTTGAATAATACAAAGTTATTAGCAGCTTGAGTTACTAAACATCTTTCAGATAAGAAGTTTACTTCCATAGCATCTAAAGATGAAGTGAAAGCACCACCTACTGAACCAGTTAACCAAGACTTCATACGTCTATCGTCAGCTTGAGAAGCTCTATATCTTACATGTAAGAAAGGTCTTCTAATGTTAGTACCTAAAATCTGATCATAAACTGTAGATGTACCTGCAGGAACTAATACTCCTTCAATAGAAGCAGGACCAGTCATAGCACCTCTTGTAGAAGCGTCATTCAAGTATTTCCAATCAGTTTTGTAAAAGTCATAAGAACCTCTTCTGAATCCTGAGAAACCTAAGTTAAGTGCCATTTCTTCTGAATTTTCAAATAATCCAAAAGCAACACCACCAACAGGACCTCCAGAGATAGAAGCTAACATATCATCAAAATCTAAAGCAGTAGCTCTGTTTAAGAATAACATATTTTCTTCAATAGCTCCTTGAGTGTCAAGGTTTTTAAGAATTGCATCAAAAGCATCGATTCCAGCAGCAGCTGTAAAACCAACCTCAACATTACCTCTAGCGTTAATAGCAGAGAATAAACCTTGAGTACCAGCTGTTTGCCCAGTTAAACCACCAGGACCACCTGCACTTAACTCACCTTCTACCATTACCATTTCTAGGTAATCTTCAAATCTAAGTCTTGTTTCAGACTCAGCTTTTAGATACCAAAGGTAACCTCCAGTTCCATCTTCAGTAGCAACTTCTACCCAACCGATCTGAGCAGTGTCAGAACCATTGATAGTATATTGACTTCTAATGATAATAGGAGAGTTAGAATATTGAGTAAAGTTAGGATCTACAGTAACCATAGGGTTATTTGCAGCAGCGTAGACATTATTACCTACAGCAGCGTTACCTGTAGCTGTTCCTTTTTGGAAATCAGAACCATAAACGAAGATTTTCTTTGCAGCACCATCAGCTATACCCGCAGCAGCTAAGTTAGCAAAACCATAAGGTTCTACAACTAAACGACCTGGGTTACCACCACCACCGGCTAATCTTGTGTCTGATTCTCTAACGAAACATTTTGCTTCGTTACCAAAAGCATCCATAACAACGATAGTAGCACCTGGAGAAATAACGTTTACGATTGGAGTTGCAGCACCAGCAGCTGTAACAGGAATAGTAATTGTTCCCGCACCAGACGCAGATGTACAGTTATCGTATGCAATGTGTAGTCTATTTTGTTCAGACCAAACTACTTGGTCAGAGGTCATAGGCATTTCTGCACCAACCATTCTTAAGAATCCAGATAAAGTTCTATTACCATATCTTTCAACTTCTTGCTCATATAATTCTGGTAAATATTGTTGTGCAAAATCATTAGCACCACCAGTAAAGCTTAAATAGTTAGATTGCAAAATTTGCTGACCTTGCGAAGGAGTAATACTCCCGAATTGAGGACTTAAAGCCATAATTTTTAATCTTTAATTAGTTAAATTTTCTTTTTTTAATTCTAAGTTTTGTTGAGTCCAATCCACTAATCGATTTTACTTTTAATCCATTTATAAACACATTTCCATCGGCGACTTGCCTAGGTGCGTCTTTAGCTGGATTTTTAGAATTGTCAATGATATTTTTTATACCATCAGCTTTTCCTTGCTCGTAAAAATGATGAGCGATTTTATCAGCATTCATTGCAGCGTACATTGCCTTATGATACCCAGCTGGATCTACAATTTTACCTTCTTCATTACTGAATCTACCAATAAAATTTTGTACATCTACTTGGGTTTCGCCAACTTTCACAGGATCTTTAACTCCATACCTAAACTTCTTATCCCCAACTTCGAAATCAAAACCTTTGAAATCTTTGCTAAAGAGCTTCTTGGTATTATCTCTAAAGTCACCGTGTAGTTGTTGAGCATTTTCTTGCTGCTGTTTGTAACGGTCGTAAAAACTTAACGCTTCTTGTTGTTCTTGCGTTACGCCTGGTCTCAACTTGATCTCATCGTAATATTTTTGCTTAGAACCTTCTAAATACTGTTTAGCTTTTGCAACTTCTTCTTTATACGCGAGTTTTTTCTTACGAATATCTCGCGGTTCGTCCACTTCTTCATCAAAAGAAAAATTATCTTCCATTAAGAAAGCAATTTCTTCTAAATCAAGATGTGGTTTAGATTTTATGTAATATTCTTTTAAAACTTGAGAGTTGTCAAGTTTAGAATAATCTTTATTTAAAGCAACGTAATCTTCTACAGTGCCACCAGTTTCTTCCATAAATGAAACTAGTTTTTCAATATTTTCAGGTAAAGGTTTTCCTAGAACTTGTTCGTCTCTTTTAGCTTCAACAATTTCTTTTTTAATTTCCTCTACTTCTTTTTCTTCTTCTTCGGTTACTTCTTGGATCGGTGTAAATTCTTCAGTAGTGGAGCTGGGCTCTGATACTTGTTCTTCCACTTCAACCAAATCTCCGGTTTGTTTTCCTTCAGGAACCTCTCCTGTTTCTCCGATACGAATGGCATTGTCTTCTTCTTTATTAATTACTTCTTTTGGCACATCAGCTTTAATTACCTCAGGTTTAACCTCACCAGTTGCTTCTGGTTTAGTTAAATCTACTTTGAGAGGTTCGTTACTACTCATGTGTCCTAAATTTTTAGGTTTCTTTGATTTAATTTTAAAGTCACCTTCCTGTTTAACAGGCTCATTTGTTTTTTGTGTTTCTGACATGATAAAATATTATATGATTAATTTAAATTTTAGGCATTAACTCTTGTATGTTTATACCTAAATTATTGTTTTGACCTTCAAAATCAATAGGACCTGAATTATTCTGTCTTTGATTTATTAGTTCACTTTGTTGAGTTGCTTGTAATTTAACTCTTTTATCTTTACGATCTTCTATTTCTTTTTCTTTAGTTCCTTCTGCTCCTACTTTTATTTGTGCCAACTGTAAGTCATATTGAAATTGCTGTGCTGCTAATTGCTGTTTAACCTGCAATTCTGTTTGCATACGTTGTATTTCAAATTGTGATTTAGCATTTTCTATTTGAACCTTACCTTCAGTAATAGCTTGATTCTTTTGAACCTCAGCTACAGCCGCTGCTTCAGAAGCTTGAGCATTTGCTTGGGCTTGAGCTTGAATAATTTGTTGTTGTTGAGCTTGATCTCTTGCTATTTTTTTCTTACGTCTTTGCTTAAGCATTTGATTAGCAAGTTTAAGATTTTTTATTTGCCTTATATCAATAGCATCTTCTAAATCAATACCTTGTGCTTGTAAAGCTATTTGAATATTTTGTTCTAACATAGCTTTTTCTTCATCATCTGGTTCTAATTCTAAAAATATTCCAAAATCATGGAGATTTAAATTACTAATTTCTGCTAGTGTTTGTGCATTATATAAAGATATACTTTCTATTAAAGAATTATGTGTTAATGGAAAAGCTAAAACATCTACTAATTTTAAAGCTATATTTTCGCATATTCTTAATGCTAAAAATAAACTAGATTGATTAATATGTTTAGTTGCTATATTTGATTGATTAGCCGCCATTTTAGCTAAACCTACTAACGCGTCTTTATCAGGCATACTACCATCTCTAGCCTCGTTTAATCCGGTCACATCTCTTATCATTTGTAAATAATATTGATAAGTTTGTATAAGACTTTGTAATTTAGCTCCACCAGCAGTAGAGTTTAATTCTTGAATAGGAACTTTTCCTCTATTTAATTCGCCATCTTGCGTTAAAGATCTACCCACAATACTACCAGTTTGAAAATACATGTTCAATGCTTCAGCTGGATTATAATTGGTACCATTACCTAAATCAACTTCAGCAAGCCCGTCCATATCTAAGAACACTCCATCTGGCACCATTCTAGCTAAAACTTGTTGCATTTTTAAATGAGTTAATTGAATCATGTCAGCAAATCCTGTACATTTACTTACTAGTGATTCAATTTTACCTTTATACATTCTTGGAGCACATATAGCATAATTCATTTCTACCTTAGTAGTATCAGCTGATGGTCGTGTCATGTTTGCAGCTAATTCCCATTTAAGCATTGTATCAGTACCCAATACTTTTGCCCCACTATATAAAACTTCTATACTACGTGAAACTCTATTATAAGTATCTGAAGGAGGAGGATTAAATTCATCTGTTTTTTGAATTATTTTTTCTAATCCGTTTTCAGTTTGCTTTAATTTAAATACTTGATTCATATATGTCTTATATTCAAAATACATAACTTGAACAGTATTGTTATCATAATTACCCCAACCTGTAATATATTGTCTATTACCAGGCATTTCTTGAATACGCTGTAATTCTTCGTTTGAAATATTAGGAAATTCTTTCTTTAATTCAGGTATTGTAATAGATTTAACTTCACCTACGTAATATATATCTTCAAAATTTGGATCTTCTGTGTAAGAATATATTAAATAAGCTGGATCTACATAATCTACAGTTATACCATTAGATTTATTAAAACTTGTCTTACAAGCCGCAATACCACATACAACTAAGTCTTCGTTTAATCTTCTCTTAGTTAATTCCCATTTATTTTTTGCTAGAGTAGTAGTAATAGCTTCTTCTTCAGCAATTTCTATACTTTGCTTGTATGACAATTGCATGTGAAGTTCTAATTCCTCCATAGTTTTAGGAAGTTGATCAGCTGGTATTTCAGATTGAGAAGCGTCTATATTAAATAGATTTTTTACTTTTTTAATCTGATCTTGAGCAAACATATCTTGAGCAATTGCATTTGCGTATTCTGTTCTTTTTTTAACAGACTCAGGATCTTGTGCAAAAGCTTTAATATCAAATTCTCTACTAGATATACCGTTAACAACTATATCTACAAATTTAGATAAAATAGGTACAGGCTTCCAATCTAAATTAAGATATGATAAATCACCATTAATAGATAATTCATCTTTATATTTTTGAACTGGTTGTTCACCTCTAGCATATAATCTAAGATGATGATAGTTATTCCAACTAGTTAAGTATCTATTGCCCTTAGTTCTACCTTGATTAAACCATTCAGTTTCAATAGCGGACGCTACTTGAGACCCATACTCCCACGAAGCTTTTTCCATATCTGGTACTACCTGACTAGGAAAAGCACTATTTGAATTAGTATATATTTTCATTTATTGAATTATTTTTGACATTGATCCTTTGTTGTTGTATTTTTTAAATCCTAAATCATAAACTTTTCTTTCAACTATAGGATTTGGTCTGTACTTGTTCTTGTTACAAGCCATGATAGCTAAACCTGAACTAATAGAAGCATCATGTGTTGTTCTATTATTTATATTAAATTTAGCCCAATCTTCTAATGTTCTTTGGAAATACATATTTCCATAATCACCATCTGGCTTTAATCCTATATAATCTTCTATATAAGATTCAATAGCAGCTGCATGAGCTTGCTTAATATCTTCACTAGAATTAGGTATTCCACCTATTTCTCTTTCTGTAACAGATAGTTTGTTATAAATTCTATCTGGTCTATTCATAGAATAACCTCTATAACCTCTTCTTTTAAAATAATATAAAAGCCTAGGTTTATTATTTTCAGCAAGTATTGGCATTCCATAAAATATACACGCCATTAAAACATCTTCAAAAAATATTTCGGCAGTTTGTGGTCTAGCTATATATTCTAAAAAGAAATGATTAGGTGGTACATTTTCCATACTAAACTTAGTAAGACCATGTAAAGAACCATTTGACCCTCTACTGTCTACTGTTCCTGATATATCATAACTATCACATCCAAAAGCGCCACAATGTTCATTTCCTGGATATTTTAAACCTCTTTTTACTGTTACTTTATTTTGGAGTTCCACTGGTGGAACCCATGAAACAAAAAATCTTCCATTATTATGAGGTGTAAATATTACTTGAGTATCTTTAACACCATTTAACCAGTAAAAATTTCCTTGTGTTATTACATTACTGTTTTTTAAATCAGCGTTCCAATCAATTTGCTCGTATATTTTTGTTAAATTAAATAAAGATGATTTAGCTTCATCTCTAAACGCGTGTTCTTCTGTTCTAGGGAATTGTCTATAAAATTCATTTAAACCGTCTTGATCTTGCTTTAAACCATCTACTTCATTCTGCCAATATTCAACAACACCTTGTTTTATCTTTAAACCATGCGGATCTTCTGTGGGTTTTTTTGGAGTGTCGAAGACAGGTAAGCCATAAGAATCAATGTATCCTTCGTAGTTCCATTCCATAGGTATGAACAAACTATATAATCCCGAGCGAGTCTGTCCATTGCTGTTTCTTTGTGTAACATCTGAATCATAATATAATTTTTTAAAATTATCACCACCTTTATCCAAAGCGTTACTAGTAGATCCCATCATACACTTACCTATAATTCTACTACCTAATCTTAATGTGGTTTTTGTAACCCTCCAGTTGTTTAAAATATTATTAGGTCTTTCCCATTTACCACTCTCATCATGTACTAATAGTTTTAATTTTTCACCATCATAACTATTATCTCCAGTATTCTTCCAGTCAATAGTTGTATCTAACCCTTGTAGTTCTTGTTTAAAAGCTTCTTCTGATGTTAATGTTATATTACGTCTTGTAAATTTAGAAGCTGGTACTCTATATGCTAATTCTGTTTTAGGTCGATCCATACCATCTTGAATCGGTTTAAAGAAAAAAGGATAATTAACTGATATTGGTACTACTTTATCTGTAAACATTTTTTTAGCATCTGGTCCAGATTTAGATAATATACCATATCTACTATCACTAGAAATAGTTGCCATGTTTACTACTTCTCCTGAAGCCATAAATGAAAAACCAGAACGTCTATTTTTTAAATAACACATTCCATAACAACGATTATCAGCTTTACATGCTTCCCAAAAAAGAAAAAACAATCTATTTGATTCTCTAAAATCAGGTGCTCCTACATCAATTTTACTCCATTGTAAATACATGTAATGAGTTCCAGTTAAATACGTGGGTTTTCCATTGTTTTTAAACCAAAAACCTTGTTCTCTTCTATTAAACTCATTATCTATATAGTCATACCATTTTTCTTTAAAATCATTTGGGTATTGTTCCCAATCAAAAACAGTTTTTATTCTTGATAATTGTTTATCTATTTCTACTTTCACCCATTTATCCCCTAAATCTATAATTTCTTTAGGTTTAGCGGGTAAAGCTATTTTTAAATTTTGTATTTCGTATACATCTCCTACAGTACCATCACGACTTATAACTATAAAATCATATTCTTCATTATAGCCATATTCCCATTTTTTATATCTATTCTTTTTTTTAAGAGTTTTAGAATCTATATATTTAGGTAATATTTTATATAAACTTTGCTCGTACATTACTTAGATCTTCCTTCTGCAAAACCTCTAAAAGTTCTTTCTTCTTTAACTTCTTTAGGTTTATCATTTAACATATCTTCTTCCTCTTGTATTCTTTGTAATATTTCAAAAGCATCAAATATAGCAAGCTTTTTAGTTGCTGCTGCATTTTTTAATCTATCAGCGGAAATATCTGGTCCAAACTCAATAATTGGTTCTTTAGCGACTTTGATTAACTCTTTAACCGCTACTTGCCCAGCTTGGATTATACTCTGTTTGGTTTTCTTTACTTCCATACTTTATAACAATATCATTTGATTTCATACAATATAAACGCTCTTTGTCTATGATAAAATCATATTCCCCGTATGGAGTATATCCCACACAGTCTCCCTCGTTTATTTCTAGCGCTTCTAAGGAACTATTACCTATTTTTAATATACCTATAAGTTTTTGTTCTTTTTCAACGTTTAATTTGCTTTTTGATTTTAAAGGTTTTATAAAACATCTATCACCAAAAGCCAACCATTTGTCTTTATTTTTATATAAATAAATTTGATCTAAAGAGCAAAAATATAAACCTTCTATAAAAGAAGATCTACTTTTTTTCTTTTTACCCTGCATGTCGTAAAAAGTTCTAAACACATTATGGTGAATAACTATTAAATCACCTTTTTTTATAGGTGTTTTAAAAGCTGCTGGAGTATTTACTACTTCTGCAATATTATTTACAAATTTAAAACTTTCAATTTTTGTATTTAATATAACTTTTTTATCACCAATTAATATAGTGTTATCATATTCTTTTCCTACAGGTTTAACTATGAAGTCGTATAAACTTTTCATTAATACTCTAAATCATACTCAACAGATATTGCCATGTTAGAATTAAACTTCTTCCAAGGCAACACCTCATTGTTTTTCTTTATATGTATATTATAAGACTTGTCTGATTCATCTAAAAGAATGTGAGATATTTCATGTCCTCCATAGACTTGTTGGCCTATAGAGTAATGCATAGCATCATTTTTATAATCAGAACCAATACTAATTTTTCTAATATTACTTGCCACTTTCTTTTTCTTCTACAATTTCTTCCTCTATTGGTGAATAAGTACCATCAGATAAATTGATGTTAACCTTTCCATATTCTTTCTCTAATTCTTGTTTAGTTTTTTCTATTTCTTCTTGCTTGTCAAAAACTTGTTTTACAACTCCGTTTCTTTGCATTTCTAAAACACCTAAACTTCTTAAAGCGTCGTTAACTTCAACTTGTTGTTTTTGTATTAATTCTAATTGTTCTTTTTTAATTTTTGTTTCCATAATTTTATTTAATTTAATTAATTTATTGCTCTATATAGTTATCACTTAATAACTTGTGTTTTTACTTTTTAAATATACTAGCTGCTTTTTCACCACTTCGTCCACCGAAATAGGCTAAAACAACCGCCATCATAACTTTCTCAAAAGTATCGTTCCATGTAGCGTTTATGTGAAAAGGTACAGTTTCAACGCTATCTAATATACCTGCAAAAGAAAATACAACAATACACCACACCAAAACTAATGGACGTACATTTTTAGACATCCAAGAATCTGACATAGAATCTGCTTGCCATCTTGATGTGATAGCTTGTATTTCTTTATTCTGTTGTTCGTATATTATTTGTTGTAATTTTATTTTATCATCAGAAGAAGCATCTGATTTTGTTATAGCTGCAATAGCTTCTTTAGGTGAAGTAACACCTTGTAAGACGTTCCCTAATGTGGGATTAATAACTGAAGCAGCACCAAACAAAAGTTGTCCAACTGTTGTATCTTTAAATTTCTTTTTAGACATTTTTTAATGGTTTTTCTATTACATACTTAGCGCCTGGAAAAACATAGTCATATCCAGGATACATTATTTTTGTATAACCCCTATCATCTGTACCTAAAACTTTAAACTCAACACCTTTCATTGTAATGTGATTACCTTGAATTATATTTTGTTTATTATTTACATCAGGACTATCGTGTATATAACCTAAAGTAGATGTTTTCATTATTAATTGTTTTCTTCTCTTGCCCTTCTTTTATTCCAAGCATCAACTTTTCTTTGATTAACATCAAATTCTAATTTTGAAATTTGCTGTTCATTTGTTTTTTTGGTCTGCCCAAATTTGTCTCTAACCCATCTCCAAACATCAGTTGGTTTAAAAAACGTCTCAACTTTAGTAACACCACTAGCACCTGGTCTTCTATTTGACAATTGAACGTCTCCTTGAAAATCTGATAAAGGAACTTCAAATTTTGGTGGAGATTGGTCAACACTTCTATTTAAACTAGGATCAACTGTATTAGTGACAGTATATGTAGAAGCAGTAGCTGAGTTTTTTGGTATAACTGGACTATCAGTTGGAAAACCACCACTAATATCACCTTTTTTAGGGGTCGTTTTTGTTCCTGAAACTAAAGCAAGTTTATTTTTATTAAAATCCGTATGTACGACACTCGTATCACTGTGCTTCATAGCTTCTAGTTGCTCTTTACTAAAACTTGCTAACTCATTCGCTCTATGCGCATCATAATTTTCAAAACCTTGTGCTATTTCAGTTGATTTGAAATTTCTATTTCCATATGTTTGTTTTAAAGGTTCTCTACTAGATATTCTTGTTTGTTTTAAGCCGTTTCTAGCGCCAGCTTGTTCCATTTTTCCGTGTCTTAATGATCCCATTTTATTATTATTTATTTATTAGTTACCTCGGGTTTCTCATACAACCACCACCTTTACAATTAGCCCACATTCTTGGATTAAGAATTCCTCTCGCTCCAAACAATGCATTACCAATACCTAGCTTACCAATCCTGATTTTTGGAAATCTTATATTTAAATCCTTGGTCCATTTAAATGGTTTAAAACCTTTTTTCCTCTTACTAGTATTAACTACTTGTGTATTTTCACCTGTACTATAATTTACTGGTGGCGCTTCAGAAACCGAAGCCCAAGTTGTATTTGAATCTACTTGATCTGGCACTACTATCGCCGGACTTCCATCACCACTAGATCCAGGAGTTGATCCACCAGGCGTGACACCACCAGTTGGAACTGGATTAGGAGGAGTTGGAGGATTTGGAGGATTGTTCTTCTTCTCTTGTAATCTTCTTTTGTATTCTTCAGGGTTATTTTTTTTCCACTCAGTCCACGCATTCGCTTCCATCTCTTTTGGTTGTGTTGGTTTAGGCGCTTCAACAGCTGGAATCGTATAACCAGAAGTTGTAGTAGTAGTTGTTGTAGGTGTACTAACAATTCTATTACCTCTTTCGTCATATTTAACTACAGACTCACCAGTAGAAACATTTGTCGATGTTTGTCTTTGATATAGAGGAGCAGTCATTTGACGAGCAGCACCCTGGTATCTCATTTTAAAAGCCATAATTTATTTTTTTATATACGCTATTTTATATACTCCAATTTTACTTGATACAGTAACCAATAACGTGTCTTTGTTCTTGTATTCTATTGTTTTTTTAGAACTCCAATTATTAGGTTTAAAATAATTATTTAGAGTTATTTTATTATTTTTATAAACAACATTTGTTGTTTCTAAAGGTTTATAAGAAGTTGAACTAATACATTCAATATTTAATTTATTATCTACTACTTCTATTGTCATATCTGTAGCAAATCCATTAGAAGTCCATTCCCCTATAAATTTATCTTGACTATAAGTCAATGTAGTTAATAGCATAAATGCTATTATAAAAAAATTTTTCATTATATTTGATTTAATTATTATTTAATTATATAATCACGAATATTTAAACATATTTCCATGTGTATATGCTTCGTTTTCCCAAGGTAAATTTTTATTACCCTCATCCATTTCATCTCTAGGCCAGCATTTACCTTTCCACCAAACACAATCATCATCATAAGATAAGTCACCTCTTTTCATCTGTAATACATGAACTTTTTCGTGTCTTATAACATCTTCTTTTATATGTGGTGGTAAATCTTTATCAACTGTAATACCGCCATTCATATTAGCAATACCCATAGTATCTTTGTCCATATCATGAACTTGATATATTGGAGTATTATCTACCTGATAAGGTGGATTATTAAGTTTAAAAGCCATAATTATTTTCTTTTATATGGGAAAAGTTTATTAAGATACTTTCTTCTAGCTTCACAACCACAAGGTAAACCAAATAAACCAGTAATAAATATTGTTAAATGTTTTATGCCTGTATAATATGTTATACTATCTATTGTATCCCCTAATCCTTCGTGTTTCATATAATTTGATTAAAATAAACAATACCCCGCGTATACACACGGGGAATATGTTTTAGTTACTTACTATAAAGTGTTGTCTGTTGAAAATACAGCACTATTCCAATACATTTGGTCATCTGTACCTCTTACACCACCACCATCTAAAGCTAGTTGAGCAGTTGCAGCTACACCACCTGGGTTTGCTGTTAAAGCTCTAACAATTGATTGAGAAGGCATATTAGATTTAACTGTAACCGCATCAGGATTTACTAAAGTTGCGCTAGATTTAGAAACTTTTAAAGTTAATATTCTACCAGCAACTGAAGTTGCAGTTCCATCAGCAAATGTTGATGCATACTGAGCTAATCCACTTCTTAAAGTTACAATTACTGTATAAGCACCACCTCCAGTGATATTATCTTCGATGTTTTCAATGTGATCCACATTTACTAAAACATCTCTAGCTAAATCTCCACCTGGGTTACCAATTGCAGTATTGTTTTCAATTTTAAATTTTACAAATTTTGCCATTTTGTTGTTGTTTTGTTTTGTTAATGTTATGTTTGACTTGAGTTTTATACAGCTCTCTTACTGTTATTTTTCATATGGTTTCTTTTTTCTTCTTGGTGATCCCGCCTCTTCGTATTTGGGGAAATTTACAGGTGGAACTTCAATTGGTTCTTTTGAATATCTATTTTTTAATGCTGACATTCTTGCAGCTGACATACCATAGTTATTTTCAAATGCTCTTTCAGCTGAATTGTCTAAATTTTGATCTGATCCATCAACGGGTGATAAAAATTCATCATCCATTCTTTGTTTAAAAGCAGAAGCTCTTTCAGCTTCGTATTTACCAGCGACAGGGTGACCTGTTTCAAAATCATGAATTGAATTTTCCATGTAATGTTTGTGTGCCCATTTTGAGTTGCCGGAATATTCTCCAGCTTGTCCTTTTTCCATAATTTATTGTTTTTGTTGTTGTTATTGTTTTAATGAAGGGTATTTAGCATACACCTTAGCTTTAATAGCTTCAGGATTAGAAGCATTATGAGCTAATGATAAAGCTGATCTTGCTCTTTCAATAGTGTTAATAGGATAAGTTCCGTGTGGTCCAGCAAAATCATCTGCTGCAACATCTGGATATTTACCCGCATTACTCATACCCGGTTTTTCTCTTATTTCTGATAAAGATTCTTTAAGTGGTGATTTATGTAAAAATGGTGTTGAAAATCTAGACATAATTAATTAATTTGTGATTGTAATTTTAAAGCTACGAATTTTGCGTTTGTTGCTGGTGTACTAGCTTTAACTTTTATTACTGCTAATTCTAAAATACTTCCAACAGTCATAGCCGCTTGAGGAATAACTACTTCGTCACCCTCTATTGTAACAACTGTAACATCTCCACCTGGAGCAGCTCCAACTAATAAATCAAATCCTTCAAAACCACCTTTATTACCTTTATATATTTTATAACCATGTGTAACTCCTTGAAAATCATTATTACTTATTTGAATAACTGTATCGCTTTCAACATAATTTACTTCAGATACTGTTGAATCTGTAGTATCGTATACTACATCTCCTGGACTAATATTGTATCCCGCTGGACTAGCAACATTTGTTTTAGCGTTAGTCCAATTAGCGCCTGTATCTTCTATTTCACCAGCTCCAGCACCTGCTGTACTAGTTCCACTATCTAATACACCTGGTAAAGGTATATTAATAGTATCACTAGGAATAACTTTTATTGCGTTTATATACTTGCTCATTTTCTTTTATTTTAATATTTTTTACCATTAGCACACAATACAGCATTTAAAGGATTGTATTTTATTGGTGCTTTTAATACTTCCATTCCTGTGATACCAGAACTAGATCCACTACCATGTGGTCTACCAACTTGATCTAGAGGCCCATCCCATATATGAGATTCTCCAACTATACCAACCTTACTTCCTGGTTTTAATCTTTCCATTGCTGGATCATATTTTTTGCTTTGCATTTGTTTTTGTTTTAGTTGTTGTTATTATGTCATCATTGTATCTTCTAATCTAGTTTCGGGAGTTGTTGAAAACATATTATCCACAGCTTGATTAGAAAATAAATTATTTGTTACATTTGATTGATCATTCAGAACATCAGATGGTTGACCTAATAGAGGAGGGTTATTAATACCACCTGCTAAATTATTATAAGCTAAACCACTTACATTAAATTCTGGGTTATCTGATCTTTGTTGATTATAAACAGTAACACCTGTATCTTGATTATAACCCGCAATATCTCTCATATATTGACTAGTACTTTCAGTATCTTCAGTACTTGGTCTATTATACTGATTTAATCTAAAACTACCAATTTTTGCTAATCTTTCCTTGGCAACATACTCAGGATCTTGTCTCAATCTAGCTAATTTAGCATCTCTATATGCTTGAGATTTACCTGCTTCACCCCCACCAAGACCAGTCTGCATATATGTATCTGCAGCTGTGGTAAAAGAATATCCACCATTGCTTGGGTTGTTTATTAACTGTTTGAAAGCAGATTTACGATTCATAATTTTTATTTTTTATAATATCTTTATTTACTTCTAGAATACTTTTTGTTAATACCTTGTTCATATAAGAATTACCTTTCATTATTTTGTTTCTTCTAATACTTGTGGGTATTTTTTCATTTCCTAGCATTATTTTGTATATTCTATTAATAAGTTGTTTACCTTTAAAAGAAACTTGATAAATATTGTATTTTTGTGTAGTTCTATTTCTATTTCTCCACACTTTTATCCATTCGCCTTTTATTAATCTACTCCATCTTCTATTATCCCAACTATAAGAATATACTCCTTTTTCAAAGTCATTTTTTGTAAATAAATCAATGCAGTCTAGATATATTAACAATTCTAGATCTGCTTCAAGAAGGCTGTTGTTTTTGGAAGCCCATTTGCGTATTATACGGTAATGTTGCAGCAATTTCAGATCTTTAATATCTGACGCCTCTAGCTTTTTCATAAAACAACAACCACATCTTGTGATTTTATTACATTAAATGTTTTATCTTTAAACTCTATTATATGACCTGCATGTTTGTCATAATAGATTATATCATCTTTTTTAACACCTTGTACTTCTTCACCTACTGTAAATACCTTAGCTTTAATATATCTTACATCATCTCTATGTAATTCTGCTAATAATAAACCACCTTCGGTTTGTTTAGTACCTTGTTCAATTTTTTCTATAACTAAATTTCTACCTATTGCTCTCATCTACTCTTACATTATTAATTACACAATCGGTTGATAAAATAGTTGCGGCTACAGAAGCTGCATTAGTTAAAGCGCTTTTAGTTACCAGTAGTGGATCAATAATACCATGCTCTATCATATTTACCATATTTCCTGTAACCACATCAACACCTACACCTTCTTCTGTAGGTAATGTTATTTTATTTAATCCAGCGTTATCTAGTATTATTTTAAATGGAGTTAATATAGCTGTAGCTAGGATTTTCTCTCCTATATTGTCTTCATCTATATTTAACGCCGCGTTTAATAACGCAATTCCCCCTCCTGAAACTATGCCTTCTTTAATTGCAGCTTTAGTAGCACAAATAGCATCTTCAACTCTGTCTTGTTTTTCTTTTAATTCAATATCAGAGTTAGCGCCAATTTTTACAATTGCAACTTTAGCGCTTAATCTAGCTAATCTTTTTTCTAATCCCACTTGTATATGGGCTTTATTTTTTTTCTTAAGATCTTTTTTAATTTTCTTTATTATCTCATTAACTTCGTCAGAAGTTTCATCAACTCTTATAATAGTTTGATCTTGAGTTGATATAGACTTTAAACAAACTCCTAAATAATCAATTTCTATAGTACTTAAATCATCTCCTAAGTCTTCATTTATAACAGTAGCTCCAGTTAATAAAGAAAGATCATTAAATATTTCTTTTCTTCTTAGTCCATACGCAGGAGGATCTATAACATTAATTTTTATATTTCCTTTTTTCTTATTCATCACTAGAGCAGATAATACACCAGGTTCTACTTCTCCAATAATTAATAAAGCTTTGTTATTTTTTATCACATGTTCTAGTACAGGTTGAATTTGTCTAATAGAATCTATCTTGGAATCCATTAGCAATACTAGAGGATTTTCTAGTTCAGCTGTTGTTTTATCTTTATTAGTGATAAATTCACCATGACAAAAGCCTTTATGATATTCTACTCCTTCTACAATTTCGACTTTTGTTTCACCTAAATTAGATGGTTCCATAATAACAACTCCAGTTTCGCCAACTTCTCTAAAAGCATCAGCTATTAATCCACCTAAATCAGAATCATTATTTGTAGATATAGTAGCTATTTGATCAATCATGTTACCAGATACTGGAACAGATGTTTCTTCTAAATACTTAATTACTTTTTTTGTAGCAGATAAAATACCTTCTTTAATCTCTCTTGTATTGCTTTTATCTAACACTTTATAAGCATGTTTAAGTATTGCGTGTGCTAAAATTGTTGCTGTCGTTGTACCATCTCCAGCTTCTTTAACTGTTTTTCTTGCTGCTTCTTTTAATAAAGTAGCACCCATGTTTTCTACAGGATTTAAAAGTATAATTGAATCAGCAACTGTAACACCATCTTTTGTTATTATTGGATTTCCTTGCGCATCTTCTAAAATAACACATTTACCGCTAGCTCCTAGTGTGGAGCTAACAGCATTTGTGAGTTTTTCTATACCTTTAAATACTTTGTCTCTGGCATCACTACCAAAATTTAGATTTTTTACAATCATAGTATTTAATTTAATTTAATTTAATTATTTAAAGGTTTTTACGACTTTTGGTCCGCTTATGTATTCTAATTTCTTAGCATAATGCTCTACTGATCCGTCAATAGCAGCTTCTGCTCCTTCAATAGTTTCTCTACGGGTCACGTCGTTCCAAGTATCTTCATTTGGATCTTGGTATTCAGTTTGATAAAAACCGTTAGGTAATTGGGTTATTCTCCAGTTCTTTTTTTCTGAAAGATGTTTCCAAAGGTTAATGGTTTCTTCTGAAATTTGTGGTTGACTATTCCACGTTCTAGTCTGATAATAAAACGTCATAATTTTTGGTTTAAAGTTTATATTTGGTTGTTGCTCTTCCCGAGCCGGGTATATTATTATTATTACGGGTTTTAAGTGTAATTTACTATTTAGATAAATCTACTTTTTGACCTAGTAATTCTTTTAATTTTTTTTGTTCTTTTGTTTTAATTTTTTTAAGTAACCATTCTTCTAAAGATACATCTTCTAATTTATCTTTTTCACCTATGTTCTTACTTCCTTTTACAAAAGCCATTTGATTTAATTCATTGTAAGCTTTATATTTATAATCTACACGAATTATTTTATTTTCTTCTTTTATTACATCTATTATTTGTAATTCATATTTATTTGCCATATTATTTAATTTTATTATTAAACTCCTATAATTGAACCTATATCTGCAGACGCAACTGTTATTACTGAACCTATATCACTACTAGAAACACCTATAATATCATTACCATATCCAGCAGCTGTAGCATCAAAATTAATCCTTGGAACATAAGAAAAATTTTGTCTTGCATAATAATTTCCTGTTGATAAAGGAGCTGTATTAGAATAATCCATATACCACACAATACAAATTTTCAAATAACCTGTACTAAATGCAGCTACCGCATTTGAATTTAAACTTATTTGACTTACAGTATTTGTGTCAGGCCAATATGTCGTAGAACTTCCAGCATATAAAGTGCTGAAATCTAGACTATCCCAATCACCAGCTACTAAATCTGAATTAGCATTTCCTTGTGCTGTTGATTTTATAATAGCAT